TGCTTTTCCTCTTCGTCTGGTTCTAGTTCTAGATAAATACCAAACTCCATTAATTGTTTTTCCATCAACTCACCCAATGTAGCTGTATTAAACATAGATATAGAATCTACTAAAGCCTGTCTAGTTAAAGGAAACTCTAAAGCATCGGCAGCTCTTAAAGCTATATTCTCACAATTTCTTAACGTTAAGTATAATTGCGCTTGCATTAAATGTCTAGTTGCTGTATTACTGTTTGCGGCTGCTAATTTTTGTAATCCAACCAAAGAACCTACGGCTGGAGTACTAGCATCTCTAGCCTCGTTCAATCCGGTTACATCTCTTATCATTTGTAAATAATACTGATAAGTTTGAATCAAACTAGCTATCTTAGCATTACCACTACTTGTTTGTAGTTCTTGAATAGGTACTTTACCTCTGTTTGGATCTCCTTCTTGTGTTAAAGATCTACCTACAATACTACCAGTTTGGAAATACATGTTTAACGCTTCTTGTGCATTATAGTTTGTTCCATTACCCAAATCAACTTCTGCTAATCCATCTACATCTACAAATACTCCATCTGGAACCATTCTAGATAACACCTGCTGTAGTTTTAAATGAGTTAACTGTATCATATCTGCAAAACCAGTTATACGACTAACAGTGGATTCTATTCTACCTTTATACATTTTAGGCGCAACAATGCTATAGTTCATATTAACTCTAGCTATATTACTTGATGGTCTAGTCATGTTTTTTGACATTTCCCATCTTAGCATTTTATCAAAACCTAATATCTTAGCTCCGCTATATAAAACTTCTATAGATCTAGAAGCTCTTTCAAAATTATCATTTTTAGGGGGATTAAATGTGTCTGGCTTTTCTAATGCTTTTTCTAAACCATTTTCAGATCTTTTTATTTTCCAAACTTGATCTTGATATGTTTTGTATTCAAAATATAAAACGTTTACAGTATTATTATTATCATACTGACCGGAGTAGTTATTCCTAAAATTAGAATTACCAGGGAATTTTTCTATTTGCTTTAAATCTTCAGTCGTTAAATAAGAAAACTGCTTCTTTAGTTCTTCTAAACTTATTTGTTTAACCTCTCCAACGTAATATATATCTTCAAAATTAGGATCTTCTGTATAAGAATAAACTAAATTAGCTGGATCTACATATTCAACAGTTATTCCATTTGATAAATTAAAACTAGTTTTACTAGCTCCTATACCTAAAACAACTAAATCATTTATTATTCTTCTTTTTGTTAATTGATATTTGTTTCTCTGCAAAACATTTTCAATTAATTCTTCTTCTGCAATTTCTATTGCTTGCTTATAACTAAGCTGCATGTGAAGGTCTATTTCATCTTGAGATTGAGGAAGAGAGTCTGGATCTGTTACTGTGAAAAAATCTAAACCAGTTTTTTCTTTAGTTTCATTTAAAAGATCTTTTCCATACATATCTCTCATTAAACCCGCAGCATAGTTAGTTCTTTGTTTAACTGATTCAGGGTCTTGAGCAAAAGCTTTTATATCGTAAACTTTAGCTGACATACCATTTACAAGTATGTCTACAAACTTAGAAACAATAGGAACTGGTTTCCAGTCTAAATTTAAATAGCTTAAATCACCATTAATTGATAACTCATCTTTGTACTTTTGTACAGATTGTTCTCCTCTTGAATAAAGCCTTAATGTGTTGAAATATTGCCAGTTTGTTCCAAATCTTCCTCCTGCTCCAATACCTCTATCACCAGCCCACCATTCGCCTTCTATAGCTCTTGCGACTGCTAATCCATATTCTTGTGTGCTTTTCTCTTCATCTGGTACTACCTGACTAGGGAAAGAACTATTAGGATTTGTGTATATATTCATTTACTTAATTATTTTTGAAGTATCTCCTTTGTTATCATATTTTTTAAAACCCAAAGAAACTGATTTTACTATTTTTTCTGCTATTGGTCTATACCTATGTTTGTTACATGCCATCAAAGCTAAACCAGAACTAATAGAAGCATCATGCTTTGTTCTATTATTTATATCAAATCTAGCCCAATCATTTAATGTTCTTTGAAAATACATGTCTCCATAACCTTCTGGTAATAATCCTACATGAGATTCTATATATGTTTCTATAGCTGCAGCGTGTGCTTGCTTCATGTCTTCACTTGAGTTTGGCACTCCACCAATTTCTCTTTCTGTTATTGATAGTTTTAATTTATCAGGCCTGTTCATGCTATAACCTCTGTAACCTCTTCTTTTAAAATGATATAGTAATCTAGGTTTATTGTTTTCAGCAAGTATTGGCATGCCGTAAAAAACACAAGCCATTAAAACATCTTCAAAAAATATCTCTGCTGTTTGAGGTCTTGCTACATATTCTAAAAAGAAATGATTAGCGGGTGCATCTTCCATACTAAATTTAGTTAAACCGTGTAGAGATCCGTTAGATCCTCTCCTGTCAACCGTACCAGATATATCGTAACTATCACAACCAAATGCGCCAACGTGTTCGTTTCCTGGATACTTAGCACCTCTTTTTAAAACTATTTTATTTTGTAAATGTAATGGTGGAACCCAACTAATTAAGAACCTACCGTCATTGTTTGGATAAAATACAACCTTAGTGTCTTTCTGTCCATTTTCCCATCTAAAAGAACCTTTTGTTATTATATTAGAATTCCTAAGATCTTCATTGTAATCAACCTGTTGATATATTTTAGTTAAATTAAATAAAGAAGATTTTGCCTCGTCTCTAAAAGCGTGTTGCTCTGTTCTTGGAAATTGTCTATAAAACTCGTTTAAAGCTTCTTGATCGCCTTTTAAACCATCAACTTCATTTTGCCAATAATTTATTACACCTAATTTTATTTCGTTACCATGCGGTCCAAAACACTTCTCTTCTGGGTTATCGAATACAGGTAAGCCATGAGAATTAATGTATCCTTCGTAGTTCCATTCCATAGGTATGAACAGATTATATAATCCTGAGCGAGTCTGTCCATTGGCGTTTCTTTTTGTAACATCTGAGTCATAGTAAAGTTTTTTAAAGTTCTCTCCACCTTTATCTAGCGCGTTGCTAGTTGATCCCATCATGCATTTACCTACTACTCTACTACCTAGTCTAAGGGTGGTTTTCGTAACACGCCAGTTGTTGAGGATGTTGTTGGGCCTTTCCCATTTACCGGATTCATCGTGGACGAGGAGTTTAAGTTTCTCCCCATCGTAGGAGTTATCGCCCGTGTTTTTCCAATCAATAGTGGTATCGAGTCCGGCAAGGGTTTGCTGGGTCTCGTTGGCGAGGAGTTTCCTCCTGGTGAATTTGGACGCTGGTACCCTGTAGGCAAGCTCGGTCTTGGGACGGTCCATACCGTCCTGTATCGGTTTGAAAAAGAACGGATAATTGACCGATATTGGGACGACTTTATCAGTGAACATTGTCTTTGCGTCGGGCCCAGATTTGGACAATATTCCGTACCGTGAATCGGAATTAATAGTTGCGAGATTAACCACCTCTCCTGAGGCCATAAATGAAAATCCCGATCTACGATTTTTAAGATAGCACATTCCATAACACCTGACATCGGCTTTACAAGCTTCCCAGAAAATGTAGAATAATCTATTTGCTTCCCTAAAGTCTGGTTTCCCAACATCAATTTTGGACCACTGCAGGTACATATAGTGAGTACCAGTAATGTAAGTAGCCAAATTTTTATTATAGAACCAAAACCCTTCTTCACGCCTCGTAAACTCTTTATCAATGTAATCATACCAATGTTCTTTAAAGTCAAGAGGGTATTCTTCCCAATCAAATCTTGTTTTTATTCTTTTTAACTCTTCGGGTATGTTTGTTCTTGTCCATTTATCAGATTTAAATTTAATTACATCTGATTTCTTAGGTAGCGCTATTTTTAAATTTTGTATTTCGTATATGTCACCTATTTGGCCACTTTTACTTATAACTACAATATCATGCTCTTCGTTATAACCATAATCCCATTTCTTACCTTTGTTTAATTTTGTAAGAACATGAGGCTTAACGTGGTCTTTTAGTATTTTATATAACTCTTGATTATACATTACGTGGACCTACCTTCTGCAAAACCTTTAAAAACTTTTTCATTTGTTTTTTTAGGTTTTTCATTTAACATATTTTCTTCTTCTTGTATACGTTGAAGTATTTCAAACGCATCAAATATAGCTAATTTTTTTGTTGCCGCTGCGTTTTTTAAACGATCAGCAGATATATCGTCGTCCGAATCTACAATAGGTTCTTTAGCTACCTTTATTAATTCCTCAACTGCTCTTTGCCCAGCTTGGATTATATTCTTCTTCGTTTCCTTTGTATTCATATTTAATTAAAATGTCGTCTATATGTAGACAATAAAGACGCGTGTTATCTATTATAAACTCAAACTCTCTCATACTAGGAAACCCTATAAGGTCTCTCTCGTTTATTCCCCTTGCTTCTAAGAGCTTATTACCATATTTTAGTATACCAATATTCTTTTGCTCTTTATCTAGCGTTAGAGGATCTTTATTTTTTATAGGCGCTACAAAACATCTATCACCAAATGATCTCCATTTATCATCTGTTTTATATAAATATATTTGATCAGGTTGACAAAAAAACAAATCATCTATAAACTTTTTACTGCTATCAACCGCTTTGCCTCTCTGATTGTAGTATCTTCTAAAAACATTATGGTGTATTACTATTTCATCACCTTCTTTTAAAACAGTGTTAAAAGCTTTAGGTGTTTTAACTATAATAGCCCTATTACTTATAAACTTAAATTTTTCAATACTAGTATTTAGTATTAAATTTTTATTGTTTATTTTTATAGAATTATCATACCTATCACCTATAGGTTTTACTAAAAAATTCCAAACTGCTTCCATCAATATTGTAAATCATACTCAACGGATATAGCCATGTTAGTATTAAACTTTTTCCATGGCAATATCTCGTTGTTTTTCTTTATGTAAATATTGTAAGAGTTATCATCATCAAGCAAGATGTTGGATATAGTATGACCACCATAAACTTCTTGACCTACGGAATAATGCATTGCATCGTTCTTGTAATCAGAGCCTATACTGATTTTTCTAATTTTACTTTCCATCTTCTTTTTCGATCTCAGTATAAGTACCGTCTTCTAGGTTTATGTTTATAGCACCATATTCTTCTTCTAATTCTTTTTTAGTACTTTCAATCTCTTCATTTAAAGCACCTATTCTATGTAGTAATGAGTGTTTTTGAGATTCTAAACCACCAACTCCTACTAAGTATTCTTTTAATGTTTCTTGTTGTTTTACAACTTTTTCTAGTTCTGCTTTTTTTATTTTTGCCATTTTATTAAATTTAATTAGTTACTCTATTATTTATTATTACCTATACTTTTAAACTTTTCCGCTCCACGCGAACCAAAGTAAGCTACATACACTGTTATTAAAAGTGATTTTAACAAATCTATCCAGCCTGAGTCTATTCCAAACTCTATATTAAAACTATCTAATAGTATAAATACTATTAAAGATACTGTTAAAAATATCAAAGTCATAGGCCTAGTATTTTTACTAAGCCAAGAATCTGATGTCATATCGCTTTCCCAGCGCTTACTTATTTCTTGTGCTTCTACTATATCTTGTTTTAATAAAGCTAAAGCTACTTCTTTATCTTGTTGTGGTAATTCTGGGTCGTTATTTATTAAGTTTTTAACTACGCCTAACAAACCTTTATCTGGCATCACATCTCCTATGGCTTTTACAAGACCTGATTTACCTAATAAAAATTGTCCGACCTTAGTGTCTTTAAACTTTTTTCTTTTTTTATCCGTCATTACATTTTCTTTTCAATAACATACTTCGCTCCAGGAAACGTATAATCGTAACCAGGATACATAACTTTAGTATATCCTCTATCATCAGTGCCAAGTACTTTAAACTCTACACCTTTCATAGTTATATGACCTCCGGGAATAACGTTATATGGTTTGTTAACGTCGGGACTATCTTTTTTATAACCCTTAATACTCATATTAATCGCATGGAGGACAAGGAGGACAATTACCTCTTGCTACATTTTTAGCAATTTTCTTTTCCTTTCTTTTCTTTTTAAACTTTCTAATACCTCTACCTATAGCAGTTCCATCATTGTTAGCGTCAGTAATTATTTCTGGTAGTTTAATTTTAGGTAGTTTAATTTTAGGTAGTTTGCCCTTAATATCAGCATCTACATCTACTCCGATTTTTTTACCTGTTTGACCGCCTATAGAAGTTCCTGTAGTTTCTTTTTTCTCTGGTGTAACAATAGTTTGATCAGCTGTTGTAGTTGATGGTTCTTGATAACTTAAAGTAATATTAGTGTTAGAAGTGTTCATGCCAGGTAAGTCTTTTCCAGGTTTATTAAAACCCGTACAACCTTCTGCGTTAGGATTTTTTTCGCATCTAGATTTTTCTCTTTTATACTTTTCGTATACTTCACCACCTATTTCATGAGCTTTTGGACCACCAGAACTTCCTGGTTTTTTGTAAGCTTCTTGACTTGAAGTCTCCGTACTACCACCACCAAAGTCGAACTCGTGTTCTTCAGAACTTGTTGTTATAGGGTTTGGGTTTGATGATTGCATTATTCTAGCTTTAGCACCACTTAATTCGTAAATATTACTTTTCATGTTAAAACCTAAACCACTCTTCATATCAACACCCTTTTCTTCTGCCTTTTTTATTTTAAGTACGCCAGGAGTCGAAAGAAGTTCTTGGTTTCTTTTTTCTGCATCTGGTACGTTATCAAAAGTTTCTGTTCTTGTAGCACCTGGAGTAGTTACACCAGGAATTACTTGAATAGATTCAGGAGTTATATTTGTTTTATAAACCTTAGCGTCGTCTTTTATATATTTAGTTTTGTTAACATCAATATCAGCGTCTACAGAAAGTAACTTATTAGAATTTGCACTAGCATAAGCATTAGCATTAGCATTTATATCTTTCTTTTTTACTTTTTTAGTAGTGGCAGCTCCTGAGTAGTTATTTCTATCAAAATATTGTTCATCACCAAAGTGTGATAAAGCAACTTCTTTAGCGGCTTTACCTCTTGTTCTAGCCGTGCTTTTACCGAAATTAGTAAACTGACCTGAGTTTACGCCTCTTCCAGTAAGTTCCATTCCAGTTTCATTATTAGTGTCGCCGTATGTACCATCTTCTTTTAAAGCTTTTCTAACTTCTCTTTTCTTTTTAAAGTAAGCTTTGTTTCTATCTCTTTTTTCTTTACTACCAAAAATAGTACCTAAACCTCTTCCAAGGTTTGTTCTTTGGTTTATGCCAGCTCCGATTGGTTCTTCCATCGGCGCCATGCCTTTCATTTTAAATGCCATAGTTTTAATTTTATACGTTATATTTGTTATCTTTGTACTTTGTGCCAGAAATATTATAAGCTTGAGCTTCATATCCTAACTGTTTAGGATCACCCGACATAGCTCTAGCACTATGCTTTGGTATTGTTTCGCCTTTCCAATATATGTTATTGTCGTCGTAATCTAAGTCTCCAGATTTCATTTGAGCTACATGAACATTCTCGTGCCCTTCAACTTCTTTATGAAATTTAGGATCTAGCTTGTCATTAAGTATTATCACTTGATTTTTAAGTGATTCACCTAATACACCAGGCCCTAAGTCTCTTTCATAAATGGGTGTTATGCTTTCGGAATATGGAGGATTACTTAGTTTAAAAGCCATATTATTTTTTATTAAAAGGCATCATTCTATTTAATGCTTGTTTTCTACTTTCACAACCACAAGGAATACCAAGCCCTTCTGATAACATATTAACAGCAGCCTTAATTCCTGTAGGTCGAGTTATTTTATTTTCTATAAAATCTCCTAAACCTCTATCCATTACGCTCCTTTTTTATCAGGGTTTTGATCTGAGACAATTGGCATGTTTTTGAAATAAGCACTACTTTGCATATGCTTAGAACAGAATGATCCGCCCATCATTTTAACTCCTGCACTTTTTTGGTGAGCTGGGCCACAGTGCGCTATATTACTATCGTTTTTATAAGCCATAATTTATTTATTTATTAGTGATGTGATTCATCATATTTAACATCTCCAGCTAATTTAGAAATATGCTTCTCGTCAGCTGTCATTTTTTCATCGCTATGCCCATGAGAGTTATCATAAAGAACGTCTCTTTTTAAATAATCCATATGAGCTTTATCATCTCTTTCAGCGGCTGCAGCATTGCAGTCTGTCACATGTGTATGTCCATGTTGATCGTGTTTAGCGTAATGAGGGTGATTCCCCGTGTATTTTCCATAATGACCTTTTTCGTAGTCACAACAAGATTTATCCATAGTTAAATTGTTTTATTTGTTTTATAAGTTTTATATACTCCTTTAGCTAATTTTGCAGCTTGTTTAGGATCTTTAATTAGATTTTTAACCCCAGGTATTTTATTAACCTTTTTTAGTATAGCTCCAGTAGGATCACCTGAAACTAAGTCAGCTGCCGTTGAAGCAGCCATAGCGTAAGGTGTTAAACTAGCAGCTGTATTAAAAGCACCAGTTCTATCAAAGCTTTTTTTGGCGTCTTTATTACCATTTTCAGCGGCTTCCTTTGCTCTCCTTAAGTTTGTCAAGCTTGAATGGGTGTAATCTCCAAAATCAGATCTTCCATTTTGATATGCCACTTTTAATGCATCAAAAGGATTACTAATTATAGTTTTTAGTTTAGTAAATAAACCATCTTCTTTATACTCAGACAACATTGGCTGTTGAGTTGTACTACCGCTAGCAGAATCACCATATGACATTTGGTGTAATCCTCTCATTTTAAATGCCATTACTTTTTCTTTTTTACAACTTTACCATCTTTGTATTCTAAAAACGGTGGTAATTTCTTTTTACCTTTTTCATCACCATCTGATTTCTGGTTAGGTCCACCTTTAGATTTGCAACCCATATTCTTTGCATAGTTTGCCATTTCAACCACATTTGTAGAATAGTCATCTTTGTTAGCCATTACTTTACTAGCAGCCGAGCAAGTATCAACGCCTTTCATATTAGCTTTAATCCAAGCTTTAAATTTGCCTTCGTTTTTTTTATCTATTTTTGGGAATTCATTTGCCATAATTTACCATTTTACTTTATTAGCCCAGTACGCGGCACTGAACACGCCTTTCTTTATATTCTTAGCATGTCTAGCTTTAAAGCTCGCACGCCTTGCTTTTGATTTAGCATCTTTCTTTTTACCAGCCGTGCTTACACCTTGCTGTCCAAACCTAATAATTTTTTCTTTACCAGCTTTACAAGCCTTTACTATATGAGACTTTGTTTTATGCCCAGGAGTTTTCTTTGGTTTATTACAAGCTAAGTCTGATTTTTTAAATTTATTTGCCATTTTATAAGTTGCAATATTCAGCTTGAACATCAAAGCACGGACAAGACTTAGCCGCAAACTCGTTGTGGCCGTGTATTGTTGCTTTTGGATGCAGCTTTTTTAATATTCTTAATAACTCTAGTAATGTAGCTATTTGATCAGGTGTTCTAGTATCTTTAGCTATCCAGTCTCCATCAGGTCCTCTTTCAGCTTCAACTCCACCAATATAACAAATACCTATACTACCCTTATTGTGATTTTTTACATGAGCACCTGTTTCTGTTATAGGTCTACCATATTCTATCATACCATCTAAACCTATTACATAGTGATAACCTATACCACGCCACCCTCTTTTTTTATGCCATTTATCTATGGTTGAAGCAGATATTTTCTTACCTTCTTGCGTAGCAGAGCAATGAATGATTATTTTATCTATCTCTCTCAATTACTTTTCGTTTTTGAGATTTATCCATTTATGAATTGTATAACCAATAGTAACTACTAATAAAGTTATTTTAAGTATCATATCAATTTGCGTCATAGATATAGCCATAGCTCCGCCATTCATGGCGTATAATTTTAGATCTGCAGTTGTCATTTTTACCCGTGTTTAGCTATAGTAGTTATAGGTCCAGCCACGTATTTTGTAGGGTATTTTTGCACCTGCATACCTGTTATGCCTGAGCTTGAGCCTGGTGCATGTAATCTACCTCTTTGATCTAATGGTCCGTCCCATATAGCGGATTCACCTACTATACCAACTTTTCCTTTACCCATCTTTTCTGCGTGTGGGTCGTTTGCGTAATGTCCTGGTTTATGCATGTTTATTGTTTTTTAAATTTTAAGGTTTTTTCTTAAATAATCCACCTATACCGTCACTAATCTTTTTAGTAAACTCGTTAAACTTTCCGGTAGGATTAGTAGTATCATCAGTGTCGTTTCTAGCTTCGAAGTTTTCTATTCGTTTTTTTATTCTAGCTTCTTTTTTAAATCTACCAGCTTTTTCTGCGGCAGCCCTTTTTGCTTCAAGCGTGTTTGCATCTCTATATAAAGCTCCAGCACCCCAACCCGTATTTCCTTTATCTTCATCAACGCTATTGTTTGTGCTACTAAAATACGCCACGTCATTCTCGGTGTCACCAGTTAATGCACCACCAAGTGCTGGACTAGTAGCTGTGTATCCACTAGTATCTTGTTGAACGTTTTGAACATTTCCTACACTGCCAGTAAAAGTGTGAGAAAGA